GTTAGGATCATACATTGTTTCCTTTTTACACGGCTGCCCATCGCTTTCTCCCACAATACAATGTCCGTTGGTATTGTATTTATAATGATCCCAAGTAGATAATGGACCACCAGGTTTCGATGCTAAATTCTTTTGGGATTTACTAGCACTGGAATTCACGTTAATATAATCTGCTGATTTCAAAAAATGGAATGAATTTTGTGAATAAGTTTTATCGCGATGATAAAGATATTGTGCCGTGTTTGTGAAGTAATTAGGTCTTTTTACAGTGTTAGCGGCATAAGAAGATCGTCTGGCTTTTCTTTCGTTATTACAACAAAATGTTGGAGAACAGCTAAACGGTTCTGGATTATCTGTTAAATTGTAGTTAGGAATTAAATCAGAAACACAGATAGGAATCCCCTTTTTCACATCAGTATAAGGGTCTTTATTAACAGTAGTACATAACCCAGGAGCATCGATAGTTTGTCGAATACCTGTTGGAACAACAGAAGAGTTAACAAATCTTTGATTGGCAATGTTATAACCATTTCTATATACGGTTTTATTGGGTCGAGTAGATCCGTGTTTATAAATAGTAGTATTTGTATAATCTTTATTTGTTAAAGGTCGTATAGAACCCGATAAAACACCTTGGGGAGTGTTTACAGGTTTCCAATAAACTCTTTGAGGATTAAGTCCGATAAATCCACCAATTGTCGTGTGATAGTAAAATGGTGATAAAGAAGTTGTCATTATTATATACTATTATCTTTTTCTTTTTGGAATCGGAATTATGATATAGTTTCACCCAACTATATCATAAATTTTTAAACAATTACATAAAATAGTTGAATACATAAATGGTAAGAATAATGGTATATATACGTTTCTAGGAAATGAGTAATAAACGAATAAATGAGTTACAATCCATAACAGCATATATGATGTTATTTCCTGATATATAATGAGATGTCGGGGTATTTGCTTGTTGCTTTTAAAAACATTAAACAATATTAAAGACGATATGTTATAATGATATATCGGGGTATGGAAAAGTCTTTGGATATAGTTGAATTGATTGAAAACAATCCTATCACGCGATTAACTAATACATATCAGAATAAATTAATTACAAAAATTAAAAATAAATTTACAGATACAGAACAACAATTATTTGTTGGGAGTTTTTATTGTTTCTTAAACTATAATCAAAGAGAAGATTTTGTCATTGATTTAGATAATGTATGGAGATGGTTAGGATTTTCATCAAAATATAATGCCAAACGAATGTTAGAAAAACATTTTATTATTGATACTGACTATAAATGTATGCTTCTCAACCTGGAGGAGCAAGTTTTACACACGCACGGAGGTCACAATAAAGAAACAATTCTAATGAATATACGAACCTTCAAACTTTTTTGTTTGAAGGCGGGGACAAAAAAAGCGGAGCAGATTCACGAATATTATATTAAATTAGAAGAGACCTTACAAGAAGTGATTCAAGAAGAAAGTGATGAATTAAAATTACAGTTGGAATGTAAGGATAAGGAATTAGAATGTAAGGATAAGGAATTAGAAAATAAAGACAAGGAAATGGAGAAGAAGGATAATGAAAAAAATAGAATAAGAGAGAAGACACTGATAGAAAATTTTCCCAGCAATCAACAATGTGTTTATTATGGATTAGTCGATAATGTTAGTGATAATAATGAGAAATTAGTCAAATTTGGTAATTCAAATAATTTGAAGAACCGTGTATGTAATCATAAAGATACATATTCAAATTTTAGATTAATAAATGCCTTTAGAGTTGAAAATAAATTACAAATAGAGAATGCTATGAAAGAACATCCAGTATTAAGTGTTAGACAACGTACTATAACCATAAATAATAAAAACTATGTTGAGTTGTTGAACATTGATGATTTATCTTTTACAGAACTTGATAAAATAATAAAGTCAATCATATCAGGCATTGATTTTACTGCTGAAAATTATGAAAAATTGTTATCTGAAAACAGGGCATTGAAGGCTAAACTTAATGAAAATGGAGATGCTCTATTGTTAAAGGTTGAAAATGATAAATTAAAGTTGGAAAATATTAAATTAATAAAAAAATATAACACATTATTACGAAAGACAAATACTTCAATTGGAGATGCTGAAGATATGTGCGGATACGATGATGATGAAATTACCGAAACCATAGAAAAAAGTTACGAACAATCTATAAGTAAAGTAAAGAGCGGGTTTAAAAATATAACAAGAAACAAGGATGGTAAATATCATATACAGGGTAAAATATATGAAAAATTAACAGGCACACGAGAAGAAGTATTCAATGAAATAGCATATAGAACCTCAGGTGAATTAAATAAAGATGATTTAATTGTAAATAAAAGTGGAAAAATAGTATCAAAGAAGAAAGTTATATACGAAACTAATAACAATAGATTTGAAGAGATTAATTTGAAAAAACAGAAGAAAGTGTAATATACTACAATATTCTTTTTTAATTGAACGCAAATTTTCTGATGATATCCCATAACGAGGATATCATCAAAATTAGGAAACCAGCCACAAAGTCGGGAATGGGTGGGTAACTAATAAGCCAGTTATTTGATGTTTTAATAATTTTAAAATAAAAATGAATAAAAAATAGATAAGTTTATTAAAGCATATAATGTCTGGTTATATTTATTGTTTTTCCAATGATACGATTGATGATGTTTATAAGATTGGACGTACAAAACGCGATCCGATAATAAGATTAACGGAAGCAAATTGTTGTGGAACTTGGAATATAATACAATCAAATTATAAATTTGAATTTGCCAAAAAGGTTGATGATTGTTGTGAAATGGAAAGAAAAATACACGATATTCTTGAATCAATTGATAGTCGAGTGTATCCTAATAGAGAATTTTTCAAAATATCTTTAACAACTATAAAAAAGATATTTGATATTATTAGTGGTGAATGGTATAATCCTGAAAATTATGGTGACTATAAAAATAATATTGTTACATTACCAGAAACACCACAAGAAATATCTCAAGAAACTTTACCAGAAACATTGGAAAATACATTACTAGATACAAATGATCGTTATAAGTTTGATGAAAATGGTCTTACTTGTGCGAAATGTAGTAAAATATACAGTAGCTTATTATCTTATAATAATCACATAAGATTGAATAGATGTAAAATAAAAAAAAACGAGATGGTGTGTAATTATTGTGATAAATCTTTTAAAAGTAAACAATGGAGACAAAAACACGAGATAAATTGTAAAACTACACATGACTCTGAAATAAAAAAATTAAATGATAAAATAAATAATATAGAGATGTTAGTTAAACGACGAAACTAAATTCTTGAAAATATATAATATAATACAATACTTTTTTTATTACACGATATTACATATTATTATCTGATAATATCCAAAATAAAGGATATTATCAAAAGTCAGGAATGGGTGGTTAATTAATAAATGAGTTATATTTTATTTAGGGTTATTCAAAGTCTTCATCATTTTCATAAACGGTAGGAAACTTTTTAATATAACAAATAGAAGTATGTTGAATATGTTGAACGAATGTTACATCATTCTCAAGTTCATCATAAGGGCGAAATAATGCGAATCTTACGGCAGGTAAAAGAGGATCGATAATATTTTTATGAAGAGTAAAATGGGGAGGTTTTCGTGAAAAGTCGGCACCAAAAGTAGATTGAAAGATTGTTTTTCTTAGTTCATTTTGTGAATAAACAACGATAGGAGATGGTTGAAGAATATGATCCCAATATAATTTTTCAAGACAAAGATTATCTAAGAAAAAATCATTAACTTGTGATGAAAAAGGAATATTAAATACCTTTTTTGTATTATATAACTCGTGAGGGGTGGCAAACCATAAAATGGTATCGTCGTCGTATAACGTGCCTGATAAATCCAAAGGAACATTTGAAGTTTTATTTTGAATTTCATAAAAAATAGAGTGATGATTAATGAATGAAGTAGGACAATGAAAAAATGTTTCAAATAATAATTCCATTTCATCTTTTTCGATAAAACATAATTCATCATTTACTCTTTTAAAAATGTATAAAATGTAAGGATATAATGAACCATATTCTATAAAAAAAGGAATTGATATACCATCCGGAATATTTTGTAATTCTTCGTTTGGTGTTATTGTAGCTTTAATATATTTCTTAGAAGGATGATATTCCATACAAAATTAATGAGTCTATTCTTTATATGTTTTGGATGGGTGATTGGTTTGGGGAAGAAGGAGGGGGAGGTGGGATAATCTCTTGAAATGTTTTATTTTCTTTGTGAATGGTTCCAATGATTTGAGGATTATTTTTATTGAGTAGAATATCTTCCATTGAGTAAGCGTTGTTATTGTCGTCAATGTAGTAAATAATTCCTTGAATTTCGATGGTGAATATATTGATTTTTTGTTGGGAAGGGGTGGTGATAGGGTTATAGGTTGTGGTGTCGTCTGGGTTGGGGTTAGGGTTGTCAATGGATCCATAAGGAGTTCCCTTACAGTGAGTTCCACAGAATATGGAGTTTTTCTTTTTCTTTCGGGAGCATAGTTCTCCGTTGGCCCGTTTTGCGGAGCATCGTTCAAGGATATTGACAGTGTTTTTCGCACGTTGTCGTTTAATAAAATCTTCAGGAGTAAATGATAAGTTTGGTTTATCTAAGATAGATTGAAGTAATAATTTACCGTTATCGGATTCGTGGAGATTATATTCGAGCATTAACTTTTTAATGTCTTGTTTGAAACCAGAAAGATAATCCTCTACTTTTTTAGATATACGTTTCTCCATTTCTTATTATATTAATATCACTTTTAGCTATTTTTTCATTTCATTTTTATACTAGAAACATTTAAATGGAATCTAGGATTAGGGGGTGACCGAGGGGTATACCTTATATGGTTCAGTATATTTATTGAATACTTCACTCATATTAATAAACCACACGATGATAAATAATAAAAGGCCGCCAACTGAACTAATTATAATAAATGGATTGGTATTTTTCGCATCAGGTTACATATTCATAGGTATGGTGTTATCAAATAGGTCATATATTAAATCCTAAATTTTATTATTTTGATATAATATAGTAATGAGTTCAGCAAGACGGTCATCATCTGGAACCGGGAGTATTCGTGGAAGCTTTTTCAATCAAAAACCAAGTAACAATACACAACGAATAAGCTCACATAAATCGAGTCAAAGAAAGTCAAGTAATAGGAGTAGTAGTGGTAGAACGAGTAGTAGAAAAAACAGAAAAAGTAGTGGTGAGAAAAATTATATTACTGTTCTTGATTTTACACCTGAAAATGAAGGTGAAATAAGTCATCTTAAAACGGTTGTATATAATGCTGATGAACTTAGGCGAAATAATGAAATAATGAATGATGAAAAAATATTTGATGAAGAAAATATGGAAGATGTTAGAAAAAAGGATAAAAGTATAAAGGAGAGGACGAAGGATTTATTACGCCAACGTAAATTAATCGAATTAATTGAAAAAACTGAAAATTTATAGAGAGAACAAGATGACTATATTAAAAAGATTAAACCAACATTTTTCAATAATAGTAAATCAAGAAAACACGAAAAACTTATGAATGGTTATGGTAAACAATTGAATTATCTGTATAGTCAGATTGATATAATAGATAACAAATTGGGGGGTATAACATCACACCGTAATGA